GTGAAGCTCCAGCGTTTCCAATCACCTGTTTCATCTTCTGGAACGTAACACCATAAATCGTAAAACCATGATGCTGTGCCATCTGGTGTGGAAATGAAGAGTGCCCAACCTTGTTTATCTGCGAGGGCTGGTCTGATTACCTGGAACCAGACTTCGGAATCCATGAAGGCTGCTTCGTCAAGTACTACTCCAGCGAGACTTCGGCCACGCAGGGTTGTTGCGTTTTCGGTTCCTTTTAGTTCGATTAGCGATCCATTGATTAGTTCTATTTTTAGGTCGGTTTCATTTTTGGAGGCTATCCATTCTCGTGGGATTAGTTTCTTTATTTCTTTCCAGGCAATGTCTTTTGCCATGCGATAGGTTGGGGCACAGTAGAAATATGTTTCGCCAGGGCGGTCTATTGCTGCTTTTAAAAGTTCGATACAGGATAGGTAAGATTTTCCGAATCTTCTGCCAGCTACCAGTACCCTAAATCGTTGTTTTGCGTTGAACACCTCCCCCTGTGCCCATCGGAGGGAGAGATTTTCGGCTGTTTTTGTGCTCATGTAGTAAAGAATAGCTTAAATATTGACGAATTTCCGTTATTTTGTCGACTAAACAGTGTTTTTAGGGTTATTATTCAAGTATTATCAACAATTTTAGTCCGTGGCTGATTCTGTTCTTCGTAATTCAAATGGTCAATTTACATCTGAGAGAAGTATTAAAGATGGGAGGGTTTGTGGAAAAAGACAACCTGACGCAGTAATAGAGGCAAGAAGACAAAAGCTGTACTCAAGGCAGTTAACAGGTAAAACTACAAGACAACTTGTGTTGGAACACGCTGCCAAAGAGCAAATTGGTATAGATACAGCGTGGAGCGATTGGAAAAAAGTAAAGCAATGGAACGATGAAGATTGGGAACAGGACAGAGAGAAGATGATTTCACGGGTCCAGGGAATGAGAATGAGGCTTTTTGAACAGGCTGTGCGTAAAGGTCAGCTACAAACGGCTGCTCAGATACTAGATTCGCTTGGTAAAGTACTAGGAGAGAGTGTAGAAAATATTAATATTAACGCTCCACAGCTATCAATTCAAGTAGAAGAAAAGAAAAAGTAGTTGACGTTATTGTAATATTGTAGTATTATATTATTGTAGTACATTTTATCGCTTATGTCTTGGTTTATCAGTAGGTTCAGTATCTATTGTATATGATGCTGAATGTTTGCTATATAACCCCTAACTGATAAAAATTTTACAAAAAAAAAATTGATAAAAAAAAATTCCCTACGGGATAGCGTAGAGAATAAAGAGGAGATAGTGTAGCAGCTCCAGAATTAATTTAGTTTGTAGCAGATATTGGAATTATTGTAGACTTTCATACATTTAGAAAATGCGTTGTTGTCTACTACGCTAGATAGTACAAATCCAATAATAAAAATTACCAGAGCAAATCGGACATAATTCAAATTAGGTCTGGTAGTTAATTCGTAGCGGTTGCGGGTTTGTTTTGAGTTTGACATTTTACAGTGAAACAATGGGAAAGGGAAGAATAAGAAGTTAAGAATAAAGAATAGATAGAGCTGTATTTTGTGCAGTGTTGATTTCTTTATCTGATAAATTAATTGATTCAGATTCAACAATAGCTTTTGCTTTATCGTATTTTCTTTCAATATCAGTAGTGATACAAATAATAATTCCAATTACGATATTATGTAATTTTTCGGGAACATCATTTTCTATCATTACTTGTTTTGATTTTTCGTTAATAACATAATTCATTGATTTAGCTCCTGATGTAATTTTATTGTCTAAAGAAATATGTTTTTCCATCTGCTTCAATTTCTACGAAATCATGTTGTAAGTCATACCACATATTCTCGTAGTCAATATTAGAAACAATTAGATCAGGAATAGAATCTAAATTAATAGTTTCTTCAACAATATGTTCTGCAAATTCTTTTGTGCTGTCAAATTCTCCAAAATAATAGTCTGAAAAATCACCAATACAAGAATCTCCAAAATTTGCAATAAATTCTTCATGCAAAGAAACAGAATGACCATTTGAAATTGCATCTTCTAAACTTTCCAAATATTCAAACAATGTGCAGTCGTCTAAATGTTCAGAATAAATAGAATGTAAAAACTGACAATCAGGATAGAACCATTCTGAAGAAACAGATGTTAAAACTGATTTTCTAGCTTTATTCATAAGATTAATAAATTCTTCTAAATCGTTAGAATTTTGAAAAATCTCATAAACATTAAACCATTTGAAGTTATTGGTTTCATAATCCTGAATACAAATTGCAGGGAAATCATCATGTAAACCTAGTCCAATTGGTTGGGTTTGTACTGTGGTTTGGGTGGTCATAGTAAAAAAGAATATAGTATTCCCTTTAATTATAGTTCAATTTTCTATATAAAACAAGACTAGAATATTACTCTAATGGCAACTAAAAAACCCTAAAAATAGATACTTTTTAACCTCTAATCTCATCTTGAGATTTAATAAGATTTTCAAATCCCTTAGTATAACTAGATAATCTCATAAGTAAGAATCCTATAATTTTAAAATTTTCATGTGTATTTGTACCTTAAACAATTTAAAATCATTCAAAAATAGTACAATAAAAAAGCTAGAATCTATAGAGAATCTAGCCGTTAATTAATTAGTTCCTGATGTAGTTTTTATTGTGGGAAGTATTCCCAATTTTTATTTTTTCTAATTGCTCTAACTTTATCCATAAATAATTTAATTTCTTTTATTCCACTAGGAACACTAGTAAATTTAATCTTATCTATTTGTTTATTTTCAAGTTTTAAATCTTCACTTAAAATATGAGTTTTTTCAATTTTTAAATCTTCAATTTGATTTTTTAAAAATTCTATTTGATTTAATTTATGTTCTATATTTTCATCAATAATATTTAAATCTTTAAAAATATTTCTTGTATCTCTCAAATCAGGATAGTCTTTATATCTGACTCTATAATCTCCATTATCTTCTAACCAGTGTTCTAAATCTGCGATATTACAAATGTATTCATCACATTCATAATATGGATCTTGAGATTTAATTTTTAATTCTTCATAATCATTATTCAATTTTTCTAATTGTTTTTTCGCAATTAGTTTGTAGTTTTTTCTGGGCATTGTAATTTTGGGTGAATGTACAATAGTATTCTAGTCGGTTTTGAATGAAATTTCAAACAATAAAAAACCCAGACTAAAAAGCCTGGGCATTTAATAGATAAGAAAAATTTACCTAGTTAGAGCTAAACATTCTTTTCTAATTAAATCTATTCTATTACCATTCGATCCATTAACTAAATTATTTAATCTGATTTGAGAAGCCTTTTTATCATCTGCGGTTCTTCCCTCACAATGAGTTTGCTGATAATTTAAGGCATTGAACATTTGATACAAGTTAGGTGCTATTTCAAAATTATTTGTTTCTTTATAAAAATTATTTTTAATATCGCTCCATTCTTTTGAAAGGTCTTTATCAAAGTCTTTAGACCTTAGTTCTTTTGTTTCTTTATCCTTAACTTTACCAGCTAACTTATCTGCAAGCATTTGTTTTGAAAGCACTTTTAACACTTCCATAGCTTCCGATCTATTTCTATATGAAACATTAACCATAGCTTTTAATTCATCAATGGAATTTTTTAAATCTTCCCTTTGATACTTTAAAAACTCAGGAAGTTGATTTGTATAATCGTTTATTCCTTTTGAATGTCTAAATGAGAGTTTATTTTGAGATCTATTAATTCTACCTAATTGATTAAAACAAAATAATCTAAAATCAATTAATACTAATTTGAAAGCAAACTGTCCAGTGTAGGAATTTATAATACATAATCTTCTACGGATAGGATCATCTTTTGTTACTTCTAACTCTGCATCTTTAATACCGCCACTAACAAAAATACATCCATTGTTGTTAAATAGTGTGATGTATTCTAACTGTAGATCCTTTTCATTCTCTTCAAAAATCCTACAAATTGGTTCGTTATCTTGTATTTCATAAGATTTTTTCATTACTGACATAGGAATACCAGTTTTAGAATCCACTATCGCTTGATGATCTTTAAGTTCTATTTCATTACCAAATGAATTTTTGATATATGGAACCATAGATACGGGTGGATTTAATGCACCAGTTTTTTCAAATGTTTCTCTTATAGATACATTTTGATTATGAGAATTTCCGCAGATATCCTCATTACCTATCTTTTTAAAATTATGTTTAGCTCTATATTGTGGTTCTATTAATAGAGCATTGTTTGAATCTGCACTGTAAGAAGTGTTGACTAGATTTAGTTGTTGATAATTCATGTGTGTTGAATTAGTAAATTACTCTTATATATTAGAGTATTATTCTAATAAATTCAAGACTAATCCATACTATTTATTTGAATCAATATTTTATCTATAAGACTATCTGCTCTATAAACAATATTATCTGAGAATTGATTATCTCTATTATTTGATATTTTTTGAAGAATAACCATTATAAAAAATAAATCTTGAATAGGTATAGATACATGGCTATATCTAAAAAACTTATGAATGAATGAAGTCATGATGAATGAATGAAACTATCCATAATTAACTTAGTCGCTGATGAATGTCAAATTCTGAGAATTATCAGTGAGAATTATGAATGAGAATTTTTAGTTGCATCAAAATGAAAGCTGTTGTAATATTCTAATGTAATTTATCATACACCCACAATGAACGAAAATGAAAGAGACTTTCAAAAAGTACTCGAATCCATCGAATCTCTTGAGCGTCAAATTATTGAACTCAATATATACGTCAGAGAACAGATTAAACATCTTCTGCAAACAAATAAAGAAGATACTGTTTATCAGCATGAGGTTAATTTAAGTGATAAAAAAGTAATAGGTCAGAT